TGCGGCCAGCTCGGCAGCAGCCTTTTCGGCCTCCAGCGCCTCGGCCTGCGACTTGAAGGGAGTCAGTTCCGCAACCTGGGCTTCCAGCTCCGCGATGCGGGCATCCTTCACGACGATGGCGGCGTCGCGCTCGGCGATGGCGGTGTCCTTTTCCGCAATCGTGGTGTCCTTCTCGGAAATGGTATTCTGAGCAGCGGCCAGGTCAGCTTCGGCCTTCGTCTTATCGGCTTCAGCCTTCGCCTTGTCGGCCTGGGCCTGCTCCAGCTCTTCGTCCTTCTTGCGCATCTCCTCGTCGTTTTCGCTCTTCTGCTCGGCCAGCATCAGCTTGGCTTCGAGCTCTGCGATCTTCTTCTGGGATTCATCCATGTCTGTATCATCCTCTCTGTTCTGTCGTTCCGCGACCAACTGCTATGCGGTCGCTTCGGGATAGGCCGGGGTGGTGACCACGGCCATGCCGATCAGTTCATTGCCCTCCGCGGCATCGATCACCCATACGCCGTTGCGCTCCTCCATGGCGTTCACCAGGATCTCAAAGGAGAAGTTCAGTTCCCGGCGCTCGTACATCTTCAGCAGCGTCTCGCAGAGCACTTGATTCCGCTTGGGGATGCGCGCCTCGCCGATCAGGCTCACGCCGAATTCGTCAGTAGCCTTGGCAAAAGAAAAGAACGAGCCGATCTGCTCGCTCTCAAACTCGCCGCTCAAGGGGTCCAGCATATGGGTCAGGCCTTTGTCCACGCCCAGGCGCAGCCGGTTGGCATCCGCGCACTACGGCAGGCAGGTGTACTTCGCCGCGTTGGCAATGATGTTGTCGATGAAGGCTTCGCTGACGGCGTAGCCGTTGCGGTTGGGCCGGGTGGAGAACATGCGCATCAGCACCGACATGTAGATGTCGTTGGACTGAACCTCGCTCAGTTCCACCTGCGAAGCCTGAAAAGTGATTCTCTGCAATTCATTCACATCCTTCGTTACAGACTGCCTTCGGGGTTTGAGGGCTTCGGCTGCGCTCCTGATTTCGATTTTGCGGGATCAGAGGAACGCTCCGTATCATCCATGGTCGGGCGGCCTCGCTTGGCCTGTCCGCTGTCGGGTGAATCGGATCGTTTCTCATGAACAGCGTTTTCTCTCGGAGGATCGGATTTCTTCCGCTCCTCCTCCTGCTCCATGTCGTAGCCGTGGGTCTGGAGCATGGTCTTGGTGGAGACGACGCCCTTCTCCCAGAGCTGGCGGCAGACCTCCTGGAACTTCTGGCTCCCAGCCAAATCGACAGGCGGGAAGGTGAACAGCGGCACGTTGTCCGGCCTGCTGTGGGTGACGCCCTTCCTGCCGGCGCCGTTGAGCCGCAGGTTGATCTTGTTCATCTACTCGCAGAAGTTGTCCCGTGCCTGCTTGATGCGGATCGCCGCCGTCTGCATGGAAACCTGCGCGGAGGCGAAGTTGCTGCCGTCCTCGGCGCGCCCGCTGACGATGATGCCGGAGATGCCGCCCGCCGAAAGGATCTCGGCGTTCACATCACGGTACTTGTCGTCGTCGAACATCTCCTTCGTGTCCGGCTGAATCACGGTCGCCTTGCACAGGTGATTGGTCGTTGCCAGCGCGGAGCCGGTCATCGCCCGCCTGAACAGGGCGTTCACCGCGTTGAGGGCCGTGATATCCGGCATGATGTCGGACTTGGCGTCGCCGTAGGTCACATGCACGAAGCTATGTGCCCCCAAGTTCAGGAGCGCCGATTCATACTGGGCGATGAGAGCCTTGCGGCGGAACGCGCTCAGACAGGTCGCCACCATTGGGACGGCGTAGCGCGCCCAGTCCTCCTTCACGTCCTGAAGCACGAAGGTATTCTCGGGGTTCAGCTGTACCCAGTCCGCGCCTTTGTTCAGGGCGTCGGAGACCTCGGGTGGGAAGCCTTCCAATCTGACCTTCAGGTCTTCATCCTCAAGGAAGCTCTTCTGCGCCTTGGTGCCCTGCTGCCGCATGTCGTCGCGGACACTCTTGCAGTTGAACTCCAGCACCGGTTCGCCGCCGATCATGACGTTGGCGATGCGGATCAGGTGGACCGGCAGCGTGATGATGCTGCCGTCTTCCAGCAGGTAGATGAATACGTTGGCATACTTGAAGTATTGCAGGAAGATGCTCCGCATGCGATCTTTAAGGCCGATGCGGTCGTAGTATTCCTCATATTTCTGCTTGGTCTGTTCGTTCGCGCCGATCTATCGCCAGTCGTCCGCAAGCGCGAACGGCGTATAGACGCCCTTGACGATGCCCCGGAAGATGGGGTCGGCGTCCACGAAATAGTCGCTCAGCTCGTACAAGCTGTTGATATTGCGCTGCTTGTCCCGAAGGATGCTGTCGTAGTCATAGCTAGCCAGGTCGCCGGTAAAGGTGATGTTCTTGTCGTTATAGGTCATCGTAGACCTGCCGTCGTCCTTCGCGCCTACGGCAACCTCGACTTTTGGTGCCTCCTGGGGCTCATCCCGCGGCTGCACCGCGCCGCGCTATCTTTGAAACCATCCCATTGAAGTATCCTCCCTGATATGAAAGAATAAGAACCATCAAAGAAACCATGCAAGATACCATGCAAGTTCTTGATAATCAAAGGATCATTGTGTATAATAGAGATGAAAGCGAGGTGCTCCTATGGAACAATACATCCCGCCGTTTTCCCTGACGAACCAGATGCTCATGCTGGTTGCACAGATCGCTGAGAAAACAGGGAATATCAGTAATTACCATACTTTTGAAGCAAAGCCTCATCTGCGTCGAAACAACCGAATCCGTTCTATCCATTCGTCATTGGCAATCGAAGCAAATTCTCTTTCCCTGGACGAGGTATAGGGCGTCATCAATGGCAGGACAGTCATAGGGCCCCAGAAAGAAATCCAAGAAGTTAAGAATGCTTACCAGGCCTATGATCAGCTGGGCAAATTCGATCCGTTTTCGTTGGATGATCTGAAGATGCTGCATGGCATCATGACTTACCTGACCGTGCAGGAGTCCGGCGTATTTCGAAGCCATAACGAAGGGGTATTCAGCGGAGACAGATGTATCTTTATGGCTCCCCCGCCACAGCTCGTTCCAGAACAGATGAACGCGCTGTTCAGTTGGATGAATACCGCAAAGCGGGAGATACACCCTTTGATCCTGTCATCGGTATTTCACTATGAATTTGTCTTCATCCATCCCTTTGCGGACGGCAACGGGAGAATGGCTCGACTGTGGCAGACCGCTCTCCTGTCGGAGTGGAATCCGATTTTCCAATATCTGCCGCTGGAAAGCCGCATTCAGGAATTCCAAAGCGATTATTACGATGCCATTTCGGCTTGCCATGCGGCGGGAAGCTCAGACAAGTTCATCATGTTTATGCTGGATAAGATCAACCTGACGCTCGATTGGGCTTTACAGCAGGCATCTGAAAAAGATGCTTATCTCCCTGAGTCTGTTCAGCGGCTCCTTGATGTCATGGAAGACGACGCGCCATATACCGCGGCGCAGCTTATGGCAAAGCTGGAGCTCAAATCCAAGGACAATTTCAGGAAGGTATACTTGGACCCGGCGCTTGAAAAAGGGCTTATCGTCATGGGCATACCGGATAAACCAACAAGCCGAAACCAATTCTATGTCAAGAAGACAAGCATCTGATAAACAGCTTGCGTCTTTTATGGGTAGGACATGGCAGGGAAGACCGCCATGTCCCTCACGGTTCATCAGAACTTGCTCACCACGCCGATACATGCCTCCTTCGGCTACATCAGCCGGCGCTTGCGCGTTTCCTCCAGCTCGGCAATGTATCGGACCGCCATGGACAGGGAAGAGTAGCGGTCCTTGTGCTGGCTCGCACGCGCCACATCGTACAGCGCAATGTTGCCCGTGGTTGTCCGCATGACAATGTTACCCATCTCGATCTGCAGCGCGTCTCCCTCCAGAAAGATGGCTTTCTCCTCGACGGTCAGCTTTTTCTTTTTCGCCGTCTCGTCCGGATTTTCAGAATCGTCCTCCTGTGTGCTCTCGGCGAATCGGGAGCTGACCGGCAGCTCCAATGAGTGCTGCTCCTATGCGACGCGCAGACAGGAGACTAGCTGCTGGTTGATCGTCGGATTGGCCTTCACGCTCCGCAGCAGCGGCACCGCGTTGTGGATGATCGTCCTCTCGTCATCCAATGTCCAGGGCGGATACTCCTTGCCGGTGGCCTGGTCGATCCAGGGCTGCGACAGGAACTGGGGAAAGGCGTCGCCCAGGCCGCGATGGTCGAACACGATGCGGGTGATGTTGGGGAAGCGCACGTAGGTTCTGCGGACCTCTTCCGCAAGAGTGTCCAGCCGCTTGCCGTGGTAGGATCGCATGTAGACCAGCTTTTTCAGATAGCCTCCGCTCTCCATTTCCACCAGCTTGACCACGCAGATCACGGCGTTGTCCGCGTTGCTCGCGCCGGAGGTCGCCAGGTCAACCCCCATCACATAGTCGGATGTGCTCTTGACCGGCTGGGCGA